GTATTACCCATATTACTAGTATAGTATAGTATTTATTTTATTTTTAAACGAACTCCAAATCACGATGTGTTAAACGGCTCGAGGTTACTATGGAGCTTCCATGACTAATCGGAACAATTAATCCGAGACGTTCATATGCATATTCGCGACCAAGTGTATATCTCCATGCGAAGTCCTCGGGTTTAGTAACACCATAGTGTGCTCGTAAGACTCTATGTACACTACTCATCCAGCGTACTTGCTTCTTCATAAGACGATACGCTTCAACTAAATTCCCCTTTGATGCGATTGCAACAAGGGTCCATTCAGCCCATGCCTCCGTTTCCGCCTCCATATGAGGAAGCGATGCGAGTCGGTCACTACAGGATGCGTGAAAAAGTTCATGTAATAAGACTCGTGTACATTCCTCTTCTCTGTAGATGATGATACCGTCTGTTCTACAAGGAATCGTGTACCCGCCATTCAGATGCTCTGGACCTACAGGTTGTCCTGGAGCAGGGAGTATACGAGGTGCAATCGCAGCAAAGAGACCTACACGATACGGCTTACCTGAAGGAATTCCATAGAGTTGGAATATACGCCCCCACGTGTTCCAAATATTTGGCGGGCGACGATTTGCTTCATACAGAATAATCACCTTTGCTCCCATACACGTTTTACAAAGTAGATTTACTGAACCACTACGATAGCCATCCCACATACGTTTCCGTAGTTGAAGAGTATCATACGGGCTTTTTTCTTCCGCCTCGTGCTTTAGCCACTGTAGGTCGTCCTGTGACGGTGGCTCCTGTATCCACTGTAGCGCCGGCTCCTTGAGTTGAAGTCGCACTGTGTCCACCAACTCCCTGAGGAGCGGTAGCGTGTACTGCGCGAGGTCTGGCATCCTCCTCTGATAGTGCGCCAGAAAGTGCTTCACGTATACGAAGAAAAAGACTCTCCCATGCCATCGGAATCCTATAACTTGGAATGGTCTGACCCGCTGCTGAGCCTTCCTGTTTTGCGAGAATCCTCAATGCAGCTAAGCGATGAGATTCAGAAAGAGGAAGTCGAAGAAGAGAAATCATTAAATGATGAATACATTCAATCCAACGAACATTACGAATTAGACATTCATAGATAAAGGTACGAATCCCCATAACTTCATCAATGGTTGGTTGCGCAGGACGTGATAATCTACGCACTGCCTCATCAAAGAGTGTTTGTGGGTCAAAGAGACCCATTGGGTTTCCACCCGCAGTTACAATACGCTCCTTTACTTTTTCAAAGGCATAATCTTTTCCGCCAACACCCATCTCCTTAAAATGATGAGCAATTCGAATGGGAAGAGGATGCTCCGATGTACACCAAATACTGATATCCGAACCATCTTGTTCTAAAAGACTTTGAAGAATCACACACGATTCTGTGCTGAGTAGATGAGCGTGATAAAACACTAAGATTCTCTTTTCTGCCTGATCCTTACCAGAAAGTACATGAGAACCCTTTCCGAGACGTTCTAGAATTGGTTTCAGAATATGACGGTCCTGAAGACTCATTCGGGATACATCAAATCCAAAATGAATCATTGATGTTTCAAATGGAATCTGGTCCTTTGACGCAATTGTCGTCGCTTCATCCTCTTCTCCTCCATCATCCTCTTTCGGCTTCTCGAGACTCCAGAGTTTCGTCACAATCTTTAACTGAACTCCACGTGCTGCCGCCTTTTTGTAAAGTTCCTGGTGAATTGTATGTCTTTTTCCTGAGCCAGGCGGACCACGCCAACTTAGATGCATCTCCCTGGGTCTAAACTTATCAAACCTTTACACCCAGAATGGAATGGTGCGTCCCGTTACAAAAACTCGAACTCAATAAAATTAGCGTAGGTTCACTTATTACACGTGTGAATCGTGAAAAGAAACCAATGGTCCCACTTTCCTATGTAGATGGTCAAGTGACAATGCCTGTTCTGACAATTCTTTTACCGCACTTGATTATTGATTCGTATAATCCCGCAAATGGTCGTCTTGAACTCGCCATGATGACGAACTGGATTGCGAGTAAACTCACTGCGATTCAGACAAGTCTTCTTGAAGTTATTTGTGCCAGCCAAGTGGCTTGGTTTGGTACAAGTAAGTTTTCACGTGAAGAGGTCTATCGGCTTTTTCAACCGATGGTCGAGGGAAATAAACTACATCTCTATTGCCCTTCAACGCTCCAAGAGAAGCGAAAGGGTATGAATGGTATTCGTATCTGGAGAGATGGTATGTGGGTTGAAGATGTACAGCCGGGATTCCTTACACGTGGGCAAATCGTTCGTGTTACTCTACAAATACAGGGTATGAGTCTTCAAATGGGTGTCAATGACACTTCCTGGACTGGTCGTGCAAGACTTCAACATCGTATTTTGGGTATTCTAGTTCAAGCGCCTCGTACACCTGAATGTCTTATTCAATCTTCTGAAGAACTGATGCACTGACTGAAATGAGTGAAATCTCCATATTGACAAAAAGCATAAAGATTACAAACGGGACAAAGACATCGGGATCCGTGCGGATATACATATAACTAAAGATACCGAGCATGAGAACCAGAGCAAATGTCACTCCAAAGATGATTCCCATATTCTTTTGAATGTCATTCAGGTTGTCCTTGCTACCGGCAAATTGACCAAGGGCATAGATAACATAGCCCAGACCTGAAATGATGATAACTAGGAGTATCATTTGAAAGATTTGTGTCGGTGTCATTTTCCTACTGGTATAGGGGAAAATGCTGTTCTAGAGTTTGCTGACTTAGTGGATCCAAGTACCGACGTGGTGGCTCCAAGTACCGACGTACTAACAGCAAGTGCCGGCGTAATCAAAGAGCCAACAGTTATTTGTGAAGCTGAAAGTGAAAAGATGACAAACATCGCAAAAACAAGTACAAGGATTAAAAGAGGTGTAAAGATATACGACCAAAAGCGGACCATTGAGTACCCCATCTGTAATTTACGATGATTTGAATTAGCATACTCAAGTAGGATGGTCGGAGTACGAAAAACCCGTCGACTCAAAAAAACAGGTTCCGATCTTTATCGACCGGGACCCTGTCAATGTCGACCGAGTGTAGGAAAGAAACGTCCGGTCTATGGATGCTTTCCTGCGTCTGAATTACAGAAAATAGCGGAAAAGGTCTTTGGAAGTCGAAACACTTTAAGAGTTCAAATTGGAGGTGTGAATACATTGGCTCTTCGAAGACAATTAGAAGAGGAAGTAGGTGTGAAACCCATTCACGAATACTCTTTTCTTCAAGCCCTACCAATTGAAGAGACTGAGAAGCGTCGTCTTCAGAAGATGTATTTGCGCCCTGTTCAACCCGAATCATGGCGTGCTGACCCCGATAAATGGCTGGATAGTACAAACATTGAATCGGTTATGAAACAATATGAAGAAGATGTATCGGATTTTAAGTTTATGGGTCCGTATCCAATTGATTTTGCTGCACCCGACCCGTATAATAAAACAAAGACGAAGTGTCTCATAAGTGAAATGTGTAGCATGGATATACCAGCCCTCAAGGCAGCTGGAAAAACTCGTATTGGTATTATTTACAACCTTGACCCGCATAACAAAGGAGGAAGTCATTGGATTGGCAATTATGTCGATTTGAAAAAGAAACAATGCTATTATTTTGATTCATATGGCATGGAAGTTCCAGACCAGATTGCAAAATTTATGCAGTGGCTCACATTACAAGATCCTGGTATAAAATTGGCATATAATGCTCGTCGGTTTCAACTCAAGGATTCTGAATGTGGTATGTACAGTATGTATTTTATCATTCAGATGCTGGCTGGAGAAGATTTTCGTCATTTTTGTCGTCGTGCTCCACGTGATGGTGAAATGTTAGCACTACGGTCGTGGCTTTTTAGTACATGATGTCCTTTTGACTAAAGCGTTCAAGGTGCCGTACGATAAATCGTATAACGATTTAGATGTCAAAGGATACGAGGGAAAAGTTTTTCAGCGAACCCAATGAGCAAATGTTGGACAGATTACTGTACGACCACGTTCAACGTCGCAGTGGCACAACACTTGATGACCGTCAGAAGCAGAGACTTGTAAAGACTGTAAAGCACTATATGGGTGAAGTCTATCGTGTAAACACTACACAAAACATACAGTTTCTCAACAAGGAGACACTTGCGGCTGTACTTCCCGACTACACTGCTTATCTGGATAGATCACGTGAACAGGAGGTGAGTGAAAAGACAGAGGTCGAGATTGTCACAAGTTCAGATCCTCTACGCCAAGATGTTGGTACTCGTTTCGCCCTTATGCAGGATTCACGCAATGTAGCAAAAGCGGCACCGCCTGCGCCTCCTGATTTCCGCATTCCTCTTGAAGAAGATACATCCTCTGCTGCGCAACTGTTTGAAATAGCAAAGAAGCAACGCGAGGCGGAAGCGATGCGTACCGCACTTGCTGTTCAGGAGCAGATTCGTCCTCGTGAAGCGGGTGCCGCCGCGCCGCAGAGAGCACGCATCTTGGAAAATGAAGTACCTGCGATGACAGTACCTCCGGATATGCGTGCTCTTTTTGGTATGCAGTCACAAGGTCGTACTCCCTATGAACCTCAAGGACTAGCCCAGGCGAATCCGACAATTGTGGTTCCCACAGTACGTGCCGAGAAGCCCGTCCTTCCTCAAGATTTCCTCCAAAAAGAGGAGGACACAATTAATTACAAGGAGAATGAATACAATCTCTTCTGCTACAGTGCTGACCGTGACTGGACGGTGAACACGGGCGAAAATCGCTACAACTTTAGTGTCCTCTTTAATCCTGGAAATGTGACAACAAATAACGGTGTACGCGCAAATACATCGACGCAAGTGAAGTTCCGTAATATTGTACGTATTGAACTGGTCAAGGCGCTTGTACCTGTAGAGGGTATTGATGTAATGATTGACCTAGGAGCTACTACAACTGCTTCCTATAATCAAACAATTGTCAATACGAATGTACTCTCTTTTCCGTATTTAATGGTACGTGTTCCTGAGCTTGATACGAATAGTGTTGGCACAAATCAGAACATTGATAGTGCTTTTGGTCTCATCCAATATGATGCGAACTGGATTACGGACAATACAAATGTAGTTCAGCGTGGTGGATTCCTCGGAATGATTCCAAAGTTCATGAAGTGCCAAAAAGTCTATTACCCTACACCGCTTGCCACTCTTCAGAAACTCTCCATTCAACTACAGCGTCCCGATGGTTCGCTTGTAAGCCCTGTGCTCGATACGCTTGATATTTCAGGTTTTGTTCTGTCGAATAGTATTACTCAAACCTGGGTACAACCTACAGTATCACCGATTCCCAATACAGGCACAATCTATAGTCAAAAGATAACAAGCAGTGGTGGTGGCTCACCTACTGCAGCAGGGTTTAGTAGATTTATATGGATTCAGACAAATACTTGGTTCAATACATTTATGTTCAATCAGGGAGATCGTATTCAACTGAAGAATTTAGCCTTTAGATCTACATTTACAGGCAATTCAACGGCTGCACAAGATTTTATTAGTTATCTTACGGGGTCTGATGGGCTTTTAGTAGTGAATATTGGATATTATAATACAGGAACTTCAAGTTTTATCACGGGTACAAACTCAGTAGGCTATGCTAACTATATCATTGTAGATGCTAGGTACAATGATCCTACAAAGGGATATACCAGTATATCACCGTTTGGTGGCATTGCGAGCGATACATTTGCTGGAACGTTATTGTCTGGCGCAATTCCTGCTTCAAACATCATTCAGTCAGGTCGCTTGATTAACCTGAGCCACCAGACACAAGTGGTCTTCCGTGTAATTACACGTGATATGGATGCGGCAACCCGTCTACGTCCCGATAATCTCAACTAATGAGTAGAGATGGACCCGGGTCTACTTGTACTAGGTGCCTGTGCTGTTGGCGCAACAGCACTTGTGCGCTTCTTTAAAAAACGCACTGAAGGGTTTGATGTTCCACAGGTGGGTACATATCCCGCAACAGCAGCTCAAGGGCAACAAATGTATAATCCTTTAACACTCGCATCAGATCCACGTATTACTACACCCGCAACTGCGTCAATGTCTGTAAGTCAACAGACTGCGTATGTAGATGCTATTAATTCAGCACTTACACCTACCAATACAGATACATCTGTACCTGGGCAAGTGAATATGGCACCTGGAACGAATACTACTCCAATGTATGTTCCTGACAGCAGTTCAATTATTGTAAAGGCGTCTTATTGTGAAAATAAGACAATTGATGAAAATGTTTTTAATGATTCTCAGTTTAATACCAACTGTGGTGTCTGTTTAACATCTGGAACAACAAATGCTGGTCAAGCG